ATAAACACATTGTAGTTGATTCAACACCGCCAGAAAAAGAAATATATCTTTTCATTTCTTTAATATTGAATATATTACTAACATAAGTTCAGCAAGTGGTTTCTTCTGGTCATCCTTTACGTTTTGCCTATTTGCCCATTCGGTAAAGTCCTTCCCTAATAATAAACATTCATCAAACGCACCAATGTATTTATAGGTGTAAACAATCCAATTGCAACACATTCTAATTGATTTGTGCTTTACATAACAATTAATAAAGTTACGAGGATTCTTTTCGTACTCTCTAGCATAGGTTAAACTTAACTCCACAAAAGAGTTATTGACTATCTCATTGAATACATCAAGCCGGTCTTTAGCTGATAAATCTTTCCAAGTCATTTCTCGTTCTTTATAAAATAAATATAACTAAAACCTTTTTTCTTTTGCTCCTGGAAGTAATCATTTAGAATCATTTGCTTCGCTTCATCAACTTTATCTTGGTAGTATTTAAGATAGGCATTCATTTGTATTTTGCCATCCACCATTAATCTATCGTAGATATGGGGGTGCATTTCTTTTGTAGATACTCCATTCAAATAAGCGGTATAGCCTTTGTTTACTTCCTTATTCCAATCCTCTTGTTTCTCTGGATATCGTTGGTCATATATTGTAACATCTGGAGTAAGTATTGGAGTTTCGTAATAGGAGCGTTGATTGCCTTTTCTATTGGTGTAAGTACGAACCCAATCTAAAAGTGTTTCGGGGTCTGCTGAATACACTTTACCGAAATCCCCAGTTATACCTTGCTCAAAGATATTGACAAGTTCGTTCAAAGATATTTCTGGGTAACGCTTTTTTACAACCTTCATTACAAGTTCTTCCGATTCATCGGATACTTTTTTGAATTGTCTTAAATACTCAAATGCGGGATTGTTCATTTTGATTTGTGCTTTATTGGTTGTTTATATTTTTCATCATTAACAAATCCACCTTTATCCCAATTCTTTATTGGTTGTTCTTTTTCGGGATATTTTTCATAGATTTCTTTTATCTTATCATATAAAGATTTTTTCTTTTTCTTCTTCATAGTTCAGATAGTTTTTTGTTTCCTAAGATAGAAAGTTTTTGTTTGATTGATTCCTTTGAAGGCTCTATTTTTGTTCGTGCTATCCATCCGCTAACCGAGTGTCTCCAAGATTTCATTTTGTTTTTACCTACAAACCATCCAACACTTTCGTAGTAATCAATAAATCGTTTGGCTTGATACGAGGCGGTTTTTTCATCCCACTTATTTAACATTTCTTCTTTTACTTGTTCTTCCGTTGGCTTATTAAATCCTTTACCTTGTACTTCTTTGGTTTGATAATCTACATCGTATTTCGAAAGCAAATCTATAACTTTTCTATGAATAGGACTTGATGGGTTTAACTCTGTTCCGTATTGGAACTTTACAAAGTCAATGCATAATATTTTTCCATCTAATAACCGCTCAAACTGATTTCCGTTATCAATATTTAAAAGCATTTCTTCATCTACTTTGCTTCCAATTACATAAGTTGCTAGAGTAAAGTTAGGCTTCCAGATACCAGCTAAATCGCATTTATCCCTTACGTATTTAACCAAACATTTCTCTGTTGGTGTGCAAGACATAAACCATTCTTTCTCCCAGATATCTGTATCAACGAATCGTTTTGGCATTTTCATAGTATTTTAAATTGCTTAAAAAATCAATATCGCTCTCGTATCTTACAAAATATTAATTTGTTTAGCATATTCTTTTACTTTTTCATAGTAAGGATAAAAATAAAAGTCCTTTGTTTTAATGTAGTATTCAATTGTTTTGCGTTGGCTAGATAATGGGGAGTGGTCAGAATAGCCAACCATTGATGCCACTTCTTTTATTCTTAACGGAAAGTGCATAAAGATAAAATAAGAAAGTGCTTGTCTTATTGAGGCTAGGCTAACATCTTTGCCTTTTCTTGATACTGACCTATTGGGAAAGCCAGATTTCTTTTTCTTCAAATCTTTCATTGTGATTCCGTATTCCTCACAAATCATTTCAATTAGTTGTGTTGCTTGTTCGTGGTTGTTCATAGTATTAGTTTGATTGGTATTAAAACTCCATAGGATGTATTGTTATCGCCACCTTTAACAAAGCCTTCTATTTGATAAACGATGCTACAAAGTTCTTTTAATTTTTCCGTATTAACAATGAGAGAGTAGGATTTTTCTTTAATTAAAAATATCCAGTAGTTGGCTTGAGTGGTAGATATCCCCGATGCTTTGCCTCTTGAGTAAACTTCGATAAATAAATTCCCTGTTAAGTGAGCCATTCTGTCAAACTTCACTTCGACCTTTGTGCCATCGGAGAATACATTTTTTACCCAATCTTCGGCTTTCTCTCCAAAATCTAAATCGTAGTAAAATGAGTTAGAGTGTTTCATATTGTTCTATTGCTTTAAAGATTTGATAAACTACTTGTGGGACTATTGCGTTTCCTCCTGCTTTGAGTGACTCCTTTCGCCATTTAGAAAAGGTAATAGAGTCCAATCTGTTGGGAAACCCATCATCTCCATTACAAATTGGGGAGACAGTTGGCCACTCATCCCAGTTCGTAATGCTATTTCTCTTGGAACTGAACTTTGATTGTTTATTGCTTTTTGCGCTAATTTCTCGGCATTTCCTGTGTCCTTCCAATCTCTCGCATTTGGGGTTGGCAACATTCCTTTCTTGGCTATGTCGTTTAGACTCGGACCAAATCTCATTCCATCCTTTGGTCGTATGTTCACAAAACTGCCGTTGATTAGTTTCAATTCTTTCCCGCTGTTTACGTTCTCTGCCATTCCATCCATTGCTTTTGGAGTGGGCAACAAACCATATTCTGTCTCTTCTGTGGGGAGCGTTGACGGATACAGCTGGCAATACATACGGGAATACTTCGTACCCTTGAGCTTCCAGGTCAGTTTGCACTTCGTGGAATACCAGCCCTCCATTCCAATTAACAAGGCCGAGAACATTCTCGCCAATGACCCATCTGGGCTTAACTTCTCTAATGACTCTAAGCATTTCTGGCCAGAGGTGGCGGTCATCTTCTTTGCCAAGTCTTTTTCCTGCGGTTGAGTATGGTTGGCAGGGGAATCCTCCTGTAAGAATATCAATTTGGTTTGCATACTTTGTAAAATCTGATTTTGTTATGTCAGTAAATAGTTCTGATTCGGGCCAATAGTATTTAAGGACTTTTTGACCAAACTCATTCCATTCGCAATGAAATTTATTCTCCCAACCCATCCATTCCGCTGCTAGGTCAAAGCCTCCTATTCCACTAAATAATGAGCCGTGTGTCATTTGTAGGTTTCTATTATGATTTCTAATTCATCCCTTGACCATTTCTTTGTTCGTTGTTCGGCTTCTGCTTCCAATCTCAAAACAAATTCTTCGCCATACCTTTTAACCAATCCTTGCCGGTATTTAATTAAATTACCAGATAGATACATATTGCAGCGAATACATTGTCCGTTAGTGTTAAAATAACCGATATCGTGGGGTAAAGCAAATCGCAATGCAGAGTGTTGCCCTTGTGAAAAGTAATGTCCTGCTTGTTGTACTTCTGCTCCACAACTTATACAACCAAGTTCCTTGTCTCGCTCTCGGATATGAGCGTTGAATTTGTCTTGAGCCTTCTTGAGTAATTTAGGAAGGGGAATTAGTTTAGCCATTAGAACGGAAGGTCATTTGGTGGGGTGTTATCGTGGGTAAATTTCGTGTTCGGCTTTTGCTTAAATTCAGATTCCTCTGGCTTCCAGGTGTCAATTGAAATTGAAACATCTTTGCCGTATTGGTCTGGCTCTGCCTTTACGTTAATGTTTACTTTGATAAAACGGCTACCCTTATACTCTTGGATATGTTCTTTTATTTTGTCCAAGTTAATAGAGGCTTGTAGCCAAGTGTCTGATTTTTTCTTACCGCTTCCGCAGTAGATTTTTGGTTGTTTTTCCATTGTGTTTAGATTGTTTCGTAAATTAATTCTTTTTTGTCGGGTAATCCTTCTTCTTCAATGTGTTTAGCGAATGTAAGTGCTTTTTTGTAAACTGCATCCTCGTTTTCTAATTCAAAAGGGAATGCTTTGATGTAACTTTCAAATTCCTCTTTGACTTCATAAACGCAGTACATTTTGTGCTGAAGGGTAACTTCTCTGTAAATTTTTAGTTTCATAGTTTTAAGTTATTGATTTATTTTTTGTAACTCTCATTTAAAATCATAGGTGCAGTATTAATCCATTTTATTGAATGGTGTATTCTTGGGTTATTGCTATTCATCATTGATACTTTTACGCTACTTGGGTGCATCATTGTAGTTGTAAATGATTTACAATAAGTTCCAAATCTTTGATACATATCGGTAATTCCATTTGTTTGACTTTGTGTATCTTTTTGGTCTAATTGTAAATTTGTAAATGTAAAAAAAATGTTTCCCCTACTTCCTAATGTAGTATATGTATTTACATCTTCATTCATAGAACCGATAAATTGAAATTCTCTTTCTGTGCTACAAAAAAAACTATTCATACACTTACGTTTTAATTTAATTCCGCTAAAACCCCCGATATGGTCTCCACCTTGTCCAAATGCTATTGATTTTATATTTACGCTTTTATAAAAATTTAGTATAATTTCAAATACTTTATCCATATTGGTTATTTTCTTGGCTCCAGTATCATATCTATACCCAAAATAATAATAATCATCATCTAATTGAACAAAGTATGTAATGCCTATTTCTCTAGCAATTTTGAAACAAGCATTTCTTGCGTGTGTAATTGTTCTTCGCTCATCAAAATTATTGCCCTCATCAATTTCATCTGCCATTGCTTTTTTATCAAAAATTTTTACATTTTCTGTTCCATAATTTTTTTGATATTGTTTAATAGTTTTATCCTCATTATCTACAATAAAATAAATTTTACCTGTATATCCACAATTTTTTAATGTGCTCAATGTTTTAACATTGTGAGGTCTTCCATGTGTAAGTATAAATACCGCAAAATCTTTATTCTCCATATTCAGTTAGATATTGTTTTTTAATTTCATCGCATAATTTAATATATCCATATTCGATTGCCTTTTCAAAATCTATAATTACTAAAGCACTTCTTTCCATTAAATGTTGCATTGTTTTATTAGAATGTGCATAGTAGTCGGCTATTTTTTCATAATTAAATATTGTATGTCTTCTCGCTGCATCCATTAAAAACATTTTTTCTTCATAAGGTAAATCCGAAACCTCTATTTCTTTCATAAGCCTATTCGTTTTTGATTTATCACACAATTCTAAAATATGTGGCTTTATATTTTTAGGCTCATATATTGGAGTTTCTATCTTGCTTGAATATTTTTGTTCGCTTTTATTTGGTGCAAATTCTTGACCGAATAAATTTGTTTGTTTCATAAAAATATATTTTGAAGTCGGTGAGAGATTCGAACTCTCATTCTCTGCCAAGGCAAAGGTGTTACCAATTACACCAACCGACTTTCCTTTTAGCCTTGCATTTGCTTTCTAAATTGCAAAGCCTTACGGAGCGAAGTAAAGTTTTTACTTACTCGGATTCCGTTGGATTGAACTCGTACTCGGTACGAATTTCCTTCTCTCTGAATGTTGGAAGGGTTTTTTGCTTTCATATAACA